GGACCGGCCCATGAACTGCCCCGTCTGGCTGCGGTTGGTGTCGAACTCGGTGGCGTAGGTCAGCCGCAGCACCGGGGCGCCGGAATAGACCATCTGCGGCATCGTCAGGACCGGGCCAGCATAGACCACCCCCACCCTGGCCGAGGCGTCCAGGGTGATCCGCAAGGCAGTCACAGCCACGCTGCGGAAAAGCACCATGATTGCCTCGTCGTCGGCCGGCTCAATCGTGGCGTGCAGCGTCGTCCAGACGGCGCCCACCAGCCCCTGAACCAGCAGCCCGGCGCCTTCCGTCCCGATGGAGTGAGCGGCGATGCAGAGGCAGTCCAGCGTCGTCTCAGCGGCAAGCGTCATGGTCAGCGTTCCGGCCGCCTCGGGCCACCACCATGATACGGTATCCTGCGACTGCGCCCGCACGGCCTCGAAGCCCTCGCGCGCGCTGTCAGCCGTGAACGTCGCCCCGGCCAGCCGGTTGTCCCACAGGATGCGGGCGTGCTTCATGTTGTAGCCGTAGAGCGCGGCATCTGCGGCATACTGGCTGGTGACGTAGATCATGCGGACACCAGCCTTACATCCACGCGCAGCCCGCGGGCCGCTGCATCATTCAGGGTATCCACCAGAGACTGCATTCCCATCTCAGGCGGGCCGCTATATGCCACATCAATGCGCTGCGTTGGCATGGCGGCCGGGGATGATGTCGATGTGTCGCCGCCACCGCTGGACGATCCGCCACCGCCCGACTTGCTGCCGCCCTTGATGGCACTCACAGCGCCCATCCCAGCCGAAAGCACCGATGCCGCCGCCGCAAACTTGGCCGCGAACGGAAGCGTCGGGTCAGCGAGCGTCTGCGTGTAGGCTCGCCAAGCGTTGATCAGCGCCTCAGCGGCCCCGAAGATCTGCGCCGCCCTCACCATCTTGTCGCCGCCCTTGGACAGCGCCGACGCCATGCCCCCCATGAACGCCTCGGTCTTTTGGAGGCCGGTGCCGTAGCGATAGGCGTCGATGCCAGCCATCGCGTCCTGGTGCTGCTGCTGCGCATCCTGCATCAGAGCGTTGTATTCTTTCTGGGTAATCAGCTTTTGCTCCAACGCCAGCCGCAGCGTCTCCTGCTGGCGGGTGTAAGACGCAAGCTGCGCCTCCTCTTGCGTCATCAGCGCGGTCTGGACGGCCTCCAGTTCGCGGGCCAGCGTTTCCTCTAGGCTGGTCCCACCTCCGCCGCCGCCGCCCTTCTTTCCGTCCTTCTTGGGCGGCTCAATCCAGCCGGTGCTGGCATATTGCGCGTCCATGCGGGACGGGTTGATCGTGCCTCGGCCAGAGGATTGCCCGCCTGTGTAAGTGCTGGCATCGCCGCCGATGGCCGCCTTGGCTTGAGCAGCGTTCCACAACTCCGCGCCGAGGGCGGAAGCATCGGCAATGGCGCCAGCCAGCCATCCGCTTTTCGGCCCGGCGTTCTTCAGGGCATCGGCCGCGGCAGTCGCCATATCAAGCGTGCGCTTCAGATCAGCGCTGGCAATAGTGGCAGTGTGCGCTTCATCCATCACCCGCCGAAGCGCGGGGGGGATCTGATCGGCGGAGATTCCGGCAGCATCCAAGACTTCCTTGATGCGCTGCAAGGCCGCGACGCGATCCTCGAATGACACGGCGTCCCGAAGGTCAGCGAACGCCTTGCGTAGGTCGCCTGCCGCCTTGCCGGTCAACCCGAACTCATCGCGGATGTTGACCATCGCCTGCGCGACAGTGACGCCGGACGAGAACATGCTGTTCGCCGCGCCTGCGAATTGACCGAGCGCATCGGCGCTCTCAATGATGGTGTCAGCTAGTTGCGTTTTGGCGTCTGCCGCCCGAAGCTCTACCAGTGCAAGCGCGGCATCGCGGACGGCGGCAGCATAGAGGCCATACTTCTGGTAAAGCTCAACCACACTCATCTCAAGGATGGACTGCGCTTCCTTGAGCGCCGAAGTCTTGTCGGTGATGTCGGACAGCACCTCCGAGAACTTGCGGCCCTCGGTCTCAGCCGTTGCAAACGCCGCAGCCAGAAGCGGAATGCCGACCGCAGCCAGCGTGCCCAGAACGGCGCCAACCGGTCCGAAGATGGAGAAGATTTGCGACCCTTGCTGCGCAAAGACGGTCGCGGCGTTCGTTCCCATCTGGAACTGAATCGCCATGTCTTGGATCTGGTAGCCGAAGTTCTGGACCTTGCCCTTGGTGGCGCTGGACATGTTGCCCAAAGCCATCAGCGCGCCGGTCTGTCTGGTCGCCGCAGTGCTGGCGCCGAGATAGGCCGCGTTCGTCTTCGCCAGCATTTGCGCGTGGGTCGCCTGCGTGATGCTGCCCCGCGCAAGGGCCTTGTCCAGCATCTCGACCGCGCCCTCATAGCGCTTCGAACTCGCATATAACGGATCGATCGCTTTTCGCAGCCGGTCAACGGCCCGCTCATCGGCCGCAAACGCTTTTTCGAATACCTTAGCCGAGGCTTCGGCGTCCTTGGAGAACCGATCCACCAAGCCAACAGAAGACGCAATGGCGGCTTTCAGGCCGGATGCGTCACCGTTGATCAATACGCTTAAGGCGGCTAATTCAGTCACGCTTTACCTCATGAGGTAAGGGCGGCCCAGAAGGACCGCCCCGCATTAGTGCAGTGATGGTAGATTTTAGCTTATCTGACCGGCTTGCCATTCCAGAACACACAGAGCCAGAACGCGCAGCAACAGGCCTCGACCGCCGCGACAACCCGCGCCCGTCCTCACCAAGCCACGCCTTGACCGTCTCGCCAAGCCGCACCCGACCTGACCTCACCCGGACATCCCTTGACCGCCCAGCCTAGCCCGAACCGGCCGTGCCCCGCCATTCCTAGACCGCCTATCCGGCCCTCGCCACGCCAGAACATACCGAACCATGACCGCCCCGCCGGGCCGCACCGCGCCACGCCTACCCGGACCATGACCGCCCAACCTTGACCAGCGCGCCCTAAGCGGACAGCGCCACACGCCCATCATCAGATGCCGCGATTTGTTCAATCATCGTCAGGTCAACATCGCCGAACGCGCCGCGATACCGCGAAAGCCATCCGCGAAGCGCAGTCGCCCCCTGCCTGCGCAGCTCGTCCATCTGCGGCCCGCTTCTGGGGTCAAACGGTTCATAGCCGCCGCCTGCCCTGCGCCCTCCCATCGGGGAAATGAACGCAGGGAACTCCCGCACGCTGACGCTGACCACGTTGCCCTTCTCAGGCTCAGTCACGCTTGCCACGATCCGCAACCCATTCGCCATCTGGCGGGCCAAGAGGATGCGATGCTCGCGGGCTGCCGTGGCATCGTCGGCCCCGAAGAACCACTCATAGGCCTCATGCTCCGGCTGGTCCGAGAGCCAGTCGATGAAGTCGGACGGCACGAACATATTTGCGCCGCTCTGCGCAAGATACCCATCGATGATCTTCTGCCGGTCTGCCTTGGTGAAAGCCATTAGGCCGCCCTCCGCCCGCGCTCTTCGATGAGCATTTCCATTAGGTCGGCGGTGTCTTCGTCCGCCATTTCCGGCTCGGCCATCGCTGCCATCTGCGTCTCTCGGCCCTCGGCCTTTACTTCGGCGATGTAGTCAGCCCATTCGCCGCCATCCTCACCAGTCACCGCGAATGTCCCGTAGCTGCCCCGGCCCTTCTCCTGCCGGAAGTCGCCGATGCCAACGATCACACCGGCGTTGGACAGCAGAGAAACGATGGCATGCGCCGAAAGGGTCGGCATGGTGTAGGCGATCTGAACCTCAGCCACCCAACGCGGCAGGAAGGCCCGCGTCCGAACGTCCGGCGTCTTGTTCATGTCCGCGCTGCGAACCACGTCCATTTTCAGAAGCGGCTTGCCCCACATCTTGACCCGTTGCTCCGGCAGGAAGATCAGGCGCTGGACGCTGGACTTCGTGACTCCGGGGGTTTCGAGCGCTGCCGTAGCCATCGCGCCCTTGACGCCGGGGGCAGGGAAGCCAAGGAAAGTCTCCCCATCAGGCATCCGATAGATGCTGTCCCGGAACTCTTGTTCGGGGTCGTGCTTCAGGTCCTTCTTTTCAGCCGCCGTCTTCTTCCCCCCGCCGATCAGGAGGGACCGCTTCGCCTTCGCGCTCATCGCGTTGAAGTAGAAGCCTGTCATCCCCACCAGAGTGAGAGTGACGCGCCCCTGCTTCAGGGCGTCGATGTGAAGCGTTCCCGCTTCTGCTTTCTTGATAGCCATTTGCTGAGCATCCTTGACGGATTGCTGACAGCCGGCTGGAGTGCTACGCACATATCCAGACCGACAGCCCGCGACCTCGGGTTTCGGTTTAGACCGGGCACTGGAAATCTCACCTTCCTATGCTCGGTCGCCTATCTCTAGGCCCCCTGAGAATCACCCATTCGCGCGCGTAGCGCAAGTGCTTTTCTACAGCAACATGCTTTTTCTTTTGCGCTATCTTTTCTGCCGCACCCGGTCCAGTTCTTCCTTGCTCCAGCGGGTGCGCTTCCCGCCGCCATTCGCCTTGTCCAGTGCCGCCTGCTCGCGGATCTTGGCGTCAAGCTCGGCCCACCACTCAGCAGGTGACATCTTCCAGAACTCCGAGGGTTGCACCCCCCAATCGCGGGCCGCCTGATAAGCCTGCCGTTCAAAGGCGGCCCATGTTACTCCCCCGAGGCGGCTTCTCCCGGCATTTCTTCCTCAGCCTGCGGGGCGACCAGCAGCGCNAGNTAGTCNTTNGCCACGTCGCGGACATTGTAGAACCCGGCGTCGAANACCAGTTCCTGCACCTGNTCCAGCGTCCGCTTGTCNCCGCCCGCCTTCATCCCNGTGTGGATGATCACCGGCANGTTGTGGATNGTGTATTTCCACTTCGGNTCATAGGNGACGTTCCCGGCTTCCATCATGCCGGAAAGGNNGATCTCCCGCGTGATCGCCATCGGATCGCCNACCTTCTTCTCGATCTCGCTGGCGGCNCCGAAAGTTGCCACCAGCTCGATTTCCTCACCCGCCAGGGTGGCTGTCATGCTCCGCTTCATCAGACGGCCGGGGTGTATGTCGGGATGCCGCTGGACATCATGGTCGCGCTGAACTCAAACGCGCCGTCGGTCTCGCCGGTCAGCTCCAGCGACGACAGAAACACGTTCCACTCGACGCTGCCGCCGGTCGGCAGGTTAATCGACACGGCCGGCAGAGTGTAGGGCGTGCCCGCGAGAATGGCCGCGATCAGGATTTCGTCGCCCGTCACGCCTTCCACGCTCCACTCGGTCGAAATGACGCCCGGCTCCGGCAGAAACGTCTGGAAGCCCTCATCGTCGTCGCTGGTGATGTCGATGCCTTCGCGGCTGAAAGATGCCGTCTTGGACTTCACGCCCTTGAGGATCGTGCCGGCCCACTCAATGGTGAACTCCCGGCCGCTGAAACCTACGGTAGCCATGTGGTTTACTCCTTGTGCAAAGTTAGCCGGTAGCGTTGCACGCCGTGCCGGGTCTGCCCGTCCGGGCCGGTCGAACTGGTGGAAAACTCCCAGAGGCAATCGACGGCCTTGTAGCCAGTCGCCGCCGGGGTGCTTCTGTGCAGGATGTTGTAAGCCTCGCCCATCAGGGACTTGACCTGAGCCAGCCCCGCAGCGCGCGACCAGAAATGGATCGTCAGCGTTACCGATGCCCCAAGGATGTCGTCGGCCTCATCCGCCGTTGCCGTGTCGTCACCGATCACGACATAGGGGAAGGTTGCGGCCGGCATTCCCTCTGGCAAAGCCGGGGCTGTGTCGAATACCGGGCAGGACATACCTGTGAGCGCGGTGAATACCGCCTGTTGCGCTGCTGTCTCAAAGCTCATTGCAGCGCGCCCATCTCCGCCAGAACCTTCGCCCTGGCTTCTTCCTCGGTCGCGCCGAAGTCGAAGAACAGCGGCCCGGGTTCATTCACCAAGTCACTGCTGACGAATGGTTCGCGCTTACCTGCGCAGATGAAGCCCGGTGCGCCGTTTCTCGCCATTCTGACAATGGTGTATGTCATTTGCTGCGCGCCAGAAGCCGGTTATGCCGTGCCGTCAGGCGTCGACACAGAAGGCGCGACTTCCAGTGCCAGACGCACGTGCTCCAACCGTCAATGCCGCGCCAGATGCCGAAGCCGATAGGGAACCAGTCGAGCCAGAAAACTATAACCTTCATTTGCTGCGCGCCTCAAACTCTGCCCGCAGCTTCTCAGCCGCGTTCTGAATGGCCGTCTCGAACGATGGCAGCAGCCAAGGCCGCGGCTCCATGCTCTCGGTGCCGAACTCCAGAAAATAGCCGTGGATCTCGCCCGTGCCCACGCGGGCCTTCGGCTTGCTGGTGGAGACATCAGCCACGCCAACAGACTTCGCCAGCTTGCCGCTCTGCTGGTGCGGGTAGGAGCCTGGTGCCGCCGAACCCGCCCCGGCCTTCATGCCGTCCTGCGCCGCCCGCTGCGTGTCCTCTGCTATCTCATGCACCGCCGCCGCAACTGCATCCTGCCCGGCGTCGCCAAGCCGGTTAAGCGCGCCGAGAACGTCGGCAATGCCGCTAACGTCTATGCCCTTCTTCATGATGCACCGTCCGCGATGGCAATCTCGATGAACGCCTGACGCCCGCCCCACGGGGCAACGCCCTCGATATTGTAGGTCCGCCCGCGCCAGACCAGCCGATCAGCGATGGTGTAATAGGGCTGTCCGTCCGCATCGCCGCGCCACCGGATGCGCACCTTCATGCGCCCATCCGGGCTGACGCGCATCGCCTCCCACTTCTCAGCGCCGCGCAGGGGCAGCAGCTGCGCCCATACCGTGGCAATCCCGCCCCACGCCTCGGTAAAGCCGCCCATGCCGTCAGCGGTGCGCGTGCGGCGCTCCAGCGTGACGCGCTGATCCAGCTTGCCGGTGCCGAGCATCAGACAGACCGCCAGCGCATGGACGAAATCAGCATGTCAAACCCCATCGGGATTTCCTGCCCGCGCTCGCCAACGCCTTCCCGGTTCTGATACCAGTGCCCGACCAGCAGCATCACCGCCATCTGAACGGCGGGGATCTGCTGATCCGGCATGGCGCAGGTGTATTCGATCACGGTCTCGGTCGGGGCGGCGCCTTCCGGCATCGTCACCAGAGGCCCCATCGCCTCGACCGTGACAACCGCGCCAGTGACCGCAACCCCGTCGCCAGTCACCGACACATCCGACACGTCGGGCATTGCCAGCCGGTGCGGCCCTGAGCCGGTGAACGTCTGCCGCCATGTCTGCGGCAGGATCGCCCGGCCCAGAACGCCCTTCCAGCCGTCAAGATACGCCACCGCGGCAGCCATCAGGCCGCTGATCAGCTCATCCTCGGCCGAATGGTCAACCCGCAGGTGCTCCTTCATGCGCGACAGGACGATCAGATCGCCGGAAGGCGGGGTGGCAAGAACCGGGGTCATTTGGTTTTGCGCGCCTTGCTCTGGGAGGCGTCCTTGTTCTCGGGCACTTCCACAACCTTGGCTTCGATTGGCTCAAGCGTCGTGCCGATCAGGTGCGCAACATCGGCCTCGCGGGCTTCGCGGGTGTCACCAGGGAGATAATATTGGTCGCCAAAATGCTGGCGCAGGACAGTGTATTTCTGCATGTCGGCCTCCTTTGGGTTGCGGGGGCAGTTGCCCGCCCCCGCTGTCCGATTACGCCACGCGGCCGAAGTCGCCGTAGATGAACGCGCCAGGACGATAGGTCGCCAGAGCCAGCCGCTTTTCGGCCAGGATGGTGACGAGGTTGGACGTGAAGTCTGCGTCCACGTAGCCGGCCTCGATGGTGGTCCCCCAGCGGTCGAAGATCTGCGCGCCGGTCTTGAAGGCGCCGACCAGAACCTTGTCCACGGTCATCGCCATCGACGGGACAACCGGCAGGCCCCAGAGGGTCGCGCCGATGTTGCCTTGCGGGTTGCCGATGATGTAGCGCCCGGTCGTGTCCTTCAGCAGCTCGATCCACGCCCAATCTGCCGGGTGCATCACGATGCCATCTGCGGGAAGCAGCGCCAGCGAGGACTGGAGCATCATCAGTCGGATCTTGTCGATGGACTGCGTGTCGGCGCCAACAAGCGGGCTGGTGTAGGCAGTGGCCTGCGGGATGATGCCCAGCAGGTTCCTGAGCCGGTGAACGTCTGCCGCCATGTCTGCGGCAGGATCGCCCGGCCCAGAACGCCCTTCCAGCCGTCAAGATACGCCACTGCAGCAGCCATAAGGCCGCTGATCAGCTCATCCTCTGCAGAATAGTCAACCCGCAGGTGTTCCTTCATGCGCGAAAGGACGATCAGATCGCCAGAAGGCGGGGTGACGAGAACGGGGGTCATGTTGTCACTCCGGGTCAGATGAAGGGGCCAGTTGCCCGGCCCCTCAGATGTCTTGTCATGCCACCGGCGCTTGGGTCGCGTGGCCCTTGATCACGACGGCGCCGGCCGCAATCGAAGTGCCGCTGTTCAGCGTCAGCACGGTCTTGATGTAGCGCTTTCCGCCAACATAG